AATCTGTTTGCCTAAGCGTTCTTGTACGGTTTTTTCAAGTTTTGAAACGTACCCGGTAACGGCTTCATCTAAACTAATTTCATTAGCTTCAAGTTTCAAAATTAGTTCGGGTTCAATACCCAATTTTTCTACAAATTTTTCAAGCATTTCCATGTGTGTTTAAATTAAAAAATATTTTAGTAAATTCATCAAAATCTATACTTAACGGTAGTTCATAACCGCCCTTTAAAATAACCTTAGTAAAAACGCCGCCATCTTGCCATTCAGCTTTATAGAACGTTGCTACTTCATCTAAATCAATATAACAATAATCTTCAAGTTCAACAATAAATTCAGGTTCATTATTAGCTAAACGTTCATCTATTAGCTTTTTAATTTTACCAGCTTCTTTATAATCTTCTAATTGCACCGCTTCATTATAATCGCTTTGCAGTTCTTCAAGTGTTAGCGGTTCGTTATCGTATTCTAACTGAATAACGAATTTCATAAAACGTGCCATATTATCTACGTTTATTTGCACAGCCGCAGCCGCGTTTTGGGGTTACAGTTCTTTGTATTGGTTGCGCTGGTTCAGATACATGAATAGTACCTAAGTAATTATAATTACCTGTTTGTTGTTCGTTATACCATTGCGTTGGCGTAAATTGGTATTCTGTACCGTTTGTTTTATGCTTTGCTTTAATTACTAACATGCTAAAGTTCTATTAGTGTAAAGTTAATAAGTTGATTAGGTCTAAATATTTTAATAGCTTGAAACCATATTTTATCGGGCACTATTAAACAACCAGCCGACCAAGTATCTACTGCATGGCCTATGCCGCCGCGGTGAAAGTTTATGCCATACCAACCGCGAGTTTTAACGGTTTTATCTAATTTACGGTCGCGTGTGTTATCGCGCCAAATATCAATTGCACCAGCTTGAAAAAAATACGGTGCATTTAACCATAAGTGCCGCCAATCAGGAGCAGTTACAAACCTATGTGAACCTATCACTTGTTGTTCACATGCAACCGCACTACCAGTTATGCCGCCAACGGTTAGCGGGTTAAAAATAATATTATCACCTGGTGTTGTACTGCATGCCATAACCATGTCCGCAATTCTGTTGTTAAACCTTACAACATAATCGGAAAACTTATTATCAAAACTTTGGTCAGTTCTAATCCAAACTAAATCAGTAACAGGTTTTACCCAACCGCGAATATTCATTTCCGCGTCAATCCATTGTTTAGCACCGCCTAATGTTAACGGTCCGACTATGCCATCAATGGCACCGCTATAATAGCCACGGTCTTTAAGTATTTTTTGAAAGTTTTGCATGTGTTATTTTTTTTGATAATTAGCCGACCTAACCGGGTAAGCTATATGCCTACAATTATAACCGCCGCGATTTTGACAAAAGTTTTCAGGCGTTGTGTTCGGTATCATACCGGTACCGTTATCATCAGCCCAATCTATTTCATCTTGCAAATCGGCAAACAAAATTAAACCTTTTTTTCCATTTTTAGTTTCTGTTACCCATCTTTCGCATTGCGCGCGGCTATCTTTTACAATACTGCCAACGTATAACAGTGCATCCATTTTGTAAACTTTGCGCACCGCTTCATTTACCACACCATCGTATTGCAATAGCGCATCGCGTGAAGCCTGCAAACTTATACGTTTTAAAACACCTTGGCGCGCTTCTGTTGTTGTAAGCTGACCAGCTATTGAAGTAACTACATCGGTTAGGCTGCTACCTTGGTTAACGGCTACTAATAATTCTTGTTTAAGCGGGTTTATTAGCGTTTGTGTTAAGCCTTGGCCTTGCATCGCCGCTATAACATTATTAACGGCCCAACGTTTAAAAGGATTCAAAAAACTTTTTGTAATATCTAAACCGTTTAGTTCGCTTTGTATTGCTTGTTGTTCAGCGGCTAATGTATCGAAATTAGATAAAAAACCGCTTACCATGTCATTATACCCCGACTGAATCAGATAGCGTTCTATCGCGCGTTTAAACGTACTAAGGCGGCCTATATTTTCTTTTGACCTAACTAAATTACCCGATGTTGTTCTAAACTTTTCAATCCACGCCACTACAGCTTTTACAAATTTAGGTTCTACTTTATCGTACCGCTTTTGTAAAATTTCTAATGCTTTGTCGTTAATTCTTTCAGGTGCGTTGAGGTCCATGTGTTACGCTGTAGGCTTAATTATTTTTGGCGTTCCTAAAATGCGCCTTGCATCATCAAGTGAAATACCATAAATCAAATCTAAAATACCTATTGCAGCGTTGTAATCTGTTACGCCCTCTGATACTGATTTTTGAATTTCAAGAATACCCTGAACGCCACCTACAGAACCTTTCAAATTCGCTTTAGCTTCGGCTTCAATGTCATTAGCTACGGGCGTGTTAAATTCATCCATATTAACATCGGGTATTTCAAGTATTGCCACCGCATCAAACCTTGGCGCTAACTTTGCATCAATAGCATTTTTAATAGCTGTGTAATCATTATTCATAATATCAAAACCTTCATCATAGTAAAGTTCTGTAACAGCATCGAAAACGAATTGGGCGCTAATAGCATCCTTTTCTGTTATTTGACCGCTTGCTAAAAGTTGTACACGTTCTTCAACTGTATAAAGATAGGCACTATTATACATGGCGCAAATCGTAGCTATTTGGCGTGCAACGTTATCTGAATTATAACGGCGGTCTACATAGCTAATATAAGATTCATAACGTATAGCCGCTGGTAAACCTTTTTGTGATGCTGCAAATTCGGCCATTAGTTCCGTTTCTGTTTTCAAGTCAAAACTAATCGGCGCGTTTACCATTATCGGGCTTTCAGTATCTAAAAATACAATTGCCTGAATAATCTTTAAAACATCTTTATAACGCGCATAAACATCATCTGATATTTTACCAACTTCAATATATTCGGGTTCACGGTCTAATTCTTTAGCTACACCGCTTTGCGCTGACTTTAAAGAACGGTTTATGTTTAATACTTGTTCAGCTTTGCTTAGTGCTGAATCAGCTACTTTATTAGTTTCTTGAATAGTACTAACATCGGGGCTATAATATCTTATCGGTTCTACTTGTTGTTTATCATTATCGCCAAATTTCGAAGTAGTTGGATTTAGGTTGTAAGCCGCTAAAGGTGTTATGCTTAACGTTTTACCGTGACCGTTGCATGTCTTACATGTTATGCTGCTATCGTAATCGTTAGGGTCAGGAACGCGCCCAACACCATTACAACTGCTACAATCAACGCCTTCAACAAATTTAATAGGGAAGCATGTCGCAAGCATAACCGATTTATGCTGATTATCAAATATAGCAGCATCATTAAGATACGGTATTGCAGGGCTAAAATCAGACTTATAAATTTTAAACGTATTGCCATAAGTATCATATTTAGGTACAACGCGACCGCCTAAAGTAACCCATGGCATAATGCCGCTGTTGTGTTCGTAGATAACTTCAAACATTGTTTTATCACCATACGCGCGCGCCTGTGCGTAAAACATATCAGTTACGATGTGATAATACAAAGGGTTTTCAATACCTAAGGTAGCATATTTATTTTTTGATATGCCTTTATATATCAATAATTTGTATTCGGGGTCATTAAAAACAATCCTATCAGACTGAATTACTTTCATGTCAATGTTAACGCGTACGTTATCTGTTTCTAAGCCTTCGCCTTTAGGTTCGATAAGTAAAACGGCGTTAGGGTCAAGTACGCGGTTAGGAATAAATACAGAAAATATATAATTTTGTAAATTAGAATCGCCAAATTTTTCATTTTCGGCAAATTCTTTCATATCTGTATTTTCAAATCTAACAGAATGTTTAGCAGAACTTAGCAGCCTATGCAGTTCGGTAATGGCCTTAACCAATGGCGATTCTGTTTTAGGCTGATACGTATTTTTTCTGTATGCTAATATTTGTTCATCTTCATTCGGGAATGCCTTATCTAACGCGGGCGGCACTTCACCGTAAAAATGCGGTTTAATACTTTCATAAATACGTTTCCAATCCTGTTTAAATGGGTGAACAGGTGGGTTTAGTATTGTAGCATTTACAGTATTTAAAAATTCGTAAAACTGTTCTATGTTCATTTGATTTGATTTTAAAGAGGGCGGCTACATTTAAGCAACCGCCCTAAAACTATCTAACTATGGAGTAATCGTAATTACAAGTGAACCAGTAACACCCGAAGCATCATTAGCCGTTGCAATAACAGTAACTTGGCCCGCACTTGTAGCAGTAAGCAAACCACCACCGCTAATAGTTGCAGTACCGGTACCGTTAACAACCGACCATGTAACAGTTGAATCAGTTGCGTTCAATGGTAGGATAGCAGCAAGCATTTGCAAGGTTGCGCCATCGGCTACAGTTGTAACGTTACCTGTGCCTGTTACAACGATTGAAGTTACCCAACAAACGTTATAAGGTAATGTTAACAAGAAGTCTAAAGATAATTGGCTAAATGTACCTAACTGTTCATTATAACGGAATTCAACAGTCCAATACGCATCATCTTCATCAGTTTCTGCAATCTGATAAAATGGGCGAACTGTAACGTTTGAATACCAACCTAAGAAACGACCATCGCAAGTTACAAAACCAAATTCATAACCCGCAGCTTTAGCAGGATTTGATAGGAAATTGTAAAGTGCATCAATAGTAAATGTTAGGTCATTTTCTGCATCGGTAAGTGATACAACACGCGACTGTTTTACTACCTCCTCCTGTCCGCAGCTACCACGTTTTTTAGTAGTAAATTCTGGTGCAGGCAAACCACCGCTAATACGTGAACCGTTTACGCGGCCAAATACGTTTTTATCAGCTATTGCAGTTTCCCACTCAGTAGAATCTGTAATATCGTCAAATTCGTAGTTACATTTTTTTGCAAACCAACCAGCGATACCACCACTATAAACGGTAGAATCGCATGGGTCGCAAAGATAGTTAGGGGCGTTATCCTCGTCTATGCAAGGTGGGCAAACACCAAACGCGCCCAAAAACCCATTGATAAATGAAATATTCATGTTTTTTGTTTTTAAATATTTGTAAATGATTTACGACCTCATCTACATTGTTTGTTATCTAAACGACATTTTTTGTCAAATGACAAATCTAACAAAAACATTCGGTTATCTTCAGGCTTTGAATCATATCTAAAGTTTTGATACTGCACACCATCTACTGTTACGTAATTGCCTCTCACAGCTTGTTGTAGTAACTTAATGTAGAACGGTGGCACAGCGCCCGAAATAATACCGTAATTTTCTGTTATATCTTTACTAATAACTACATTTCTATCATTTTCTGTAATCGCTTCAGTATCGCCAAAGAACTCAACAGTTCCAAAGATGCGAAGCGAATTATAAAACGGCGTATTATTAGAACCTAAATAATTAGTCAAAGTTCCGTAAAAATTACCGTTGCAATCATAATTAGCATAGGTACTATAAATTAGTGAAGTATCGTTTAAGTTACCGCAACCTTCAACTTTTTTATAGTATTCAGACCAAAATTTTCTATCTAATTCAGGTTCTAAAGTAATCTGATTTATTTTGTAAATTTCAATATATAATCTAAAGCAATCCAAATCAGCGGGGAACAAACCAGTATTAACAAACCATGTTTGAATACTACCAGTTGCAAGGCTTTGCCCTACATGGTAACTATCTGAAAAATCATCTATAAAATCAGATACTAAATTTTGGCAACAATCATATAAACTAACTACTACATAATGCGATGTACTTGTAGATGTTTTAAACCCTGCTACCAAAACATCATTAGGTTGGTTAAAATTATCTGTTACTTGCGTTTGAAATGGTATAATATCGCCTTCAACAAATGGAATATAAAACGGTAAATCAGAACCGCACAAATTACAGTTCCACGCATCATTAAAATTCTGCATTAAATTAGGCGGCAAAATAGGACAGGCATACCGAATCGGTACGGGCTGCCTAAAAGAATATGTCCTACTAATTTCGGGCGTATATGAAACAGGATAATTTACTAACATATATTCGCAAAGATACAAATAAAAATTAAATTAAAAAATTTTATCCTAAATCGCTACATTTATAAGTATTGTCAAAAGTTACAATAGGTATTAAACTTGGCGCGGGTATTGGTACAGCCATAACTATTTCATGTCTAATTGTGTGCGGACCTGTACCAGGGTCAAAATCAGCATCAACTATAAACCTATAATAAGCTACCGGTATTGTATCGCTAATCTTTATTGCAGTAACTACATTGCCCGCGTAACTTAAAACACCAACGGGGTTACCTGCAAAATCTGTAAAGTTATTTTGAACAACATTTAAACCGCCTACATAATCGGGATGCGCTAATATTTCTGCTATCACCGCTGTAGGATTGCCTGTAATGGTCCATAAAGGTAAAACACCAACAGTTCTATAAGTTGATGTACTTGTAAGCGCAACTAAGCCAATAGGGCAATAATCTGGTATCTGCTGATATGCAATACCTGTTACAAAATAACGTTGGCCTTGCGTTAATTGTAGCACATTTATTTTAAATACCGCAAAGTCATCAGTACCAAATGATGCGTCAACATCTGCAAGTTTAGCGCTGGTTAACTGTTGTATTTGTACGGTTATCGGTGCCCATGTAGATTCTTCTTCAATGGCATTGTTATTCGTATCGCCTAATTCGTTTGCAGGGTAAATAGTAGCTATGAAGTTAATTGAACCTGTAAATGTTGGGTCTTTTTCTACTTCGGCTATAATTTGGTCGGCATCGCAAATATCTATTATTTCAGTTTTGATACCTAAGATATAATCTTCTAAATCATAAAAACGAATCGCTAATAAGTTCGGGGTTATTGCATCGTTTTCAAAAACATCTACATCTAATTTTTGAACAAAATCTATTTGTGTTAACTGAGTAATGCCGTTTATTGAAGTAGGTTGATTTATGCTAACGGTCCACGTTATTTCTGTAGATGTACCCGCATATTCTTCAGCTATTCTAAAGATGCAATCTAAAACAAGGTCGGTTGCATCATTCGTTACAATAGTCATATCGGCCGTTGTAATAGGCGGTGTTGCTGGTATAAAACCTTGTACTTGGTTAACTACACCCGGCACATTTGTAAGTTTACAAATAATACCAGCTAACGAACCATCAAAAGTACCTGTTAAACCTAAAGCAGTTAAAGCTGTTGCATAGCTTAGCTTATCAATATCTAAACGCGCCTTAATTCGTTGGTGCGGTGCAATAGTTAATTCATTACCGCTATATTCTGTATTGTATGTACTTAGATAACCTGTTAGTGTAGGTATTGCAGGCGCTGTATAGGTAGCCGTTAATAATGGGCTTAAATGCGAAGTTACATATTCAGGATTTGCCGCATCATGAATATTTACTACTATATAATATTGACCGTTTAGAATTAGTTGTGAACCATCAATTACAAATTGAACTTCTATGTCATCGGCTAATGGCACGTTTTCAAACCAATCAGAAGGCGAATAAATAGCGCCGTTTAATTGGCCGCTGCCTGGTGTAGCTTGCGGTATAACAGCATCAGATAGGCTTAAATCGGCTACAAAGTTAGCTGCGTTTGTTGCATTGTCAACCCTAAACAATAAAACGCGCACATCTGAAATAGCGGGGTTATTTACAGAACCGTTATATGCTTCACCCCTTAGTAATATCCTAACGCTGTTTGATTCGCCTACTGCTAACTGATTATTTGCAACTGTAAATATTGCGTTTGGTATTGTAGTCTGATTAGGTTGTGCCGCTGTTGCCGTTGCATCGGTAAGTAGTGGTAAACCTGCAGCTATTTGTGATGCTGAACTAATTTCAAGTTCACGAATGTAGCGCATCAATAAGCTATAACCTAAATAATCTGAATTATACCAACGCGCTTCAACAGGTAGATTTAAGAAGTTGCCGCCTGCAGGTGTTAATGGTATTGCTGAAAAACCTGATGGGTCAAATACGCAGGTAGCAATACCAAAGTTTTTAGCAGTATTATAAATGCTTTGAAACTGATTATTCTGAAGGCTTAGAATAGATGTTAAAAACCTACTTACATTTGTATTACTTGAATTATTTAATATAAAGTTAGTAGTATCATTGGTAACGTAAAATTCAAAAATAACTGTTGCTGTATCGTGCGGCGCTGGTCCTTTAGACATTTCACAATTTATATTTTGCAATGCAGGATTAGCTATATTTAAAACAGCTTGTTGTGGCGTTGTGCTTAATGGGTTTAATGTTTGATATCCAAAATCAAAAGCGTTTGTTTGATTTGACAAAACAAATAAACCAGGGTTAAACCTAAGAAACTTATTTAAAAAGCTATTACCGCCCGAACTTGTAATAGTTAATGTTAGCCTAATTTTATTACCTATCGCAAAGCCTTCAATAGGCACAGCTGGTATAGTTGAAGATGTAAACGTAGCAATATTATATAAAACCGTTCCGCTGCTATCAATGCAATCTAATTGTATATTTTGGTAAGTATAAGACATTAAATTAAACCGTTTATAGTTAATGAATTATTATTTGTATCGTATGTTATTTCTGTAATCTGTACTTGGCCTTGCGGCGTTGTAACGTATTTATCTATATCTAAACTTGTTAATAGGTCACAATCTGCAGTTACCGATATAGTAACTTTGCGCGTTTTTACCGATGTTAAGCGCGGGTCATCTATGTATAGTAGGCGTTGGTAGGCGGTGTCTATTAGCTGACTTGATAAATTAGGTATAGGGTTTTCATATACCCACCAAATAGTATTATAATTAAATAGATTTGGATTACTCGCATTATTAAAAGATTTTGGAATAACAGTAAAGTAACCCGGCACTGGTTGTGTATAATTACAATCAATCAATTTAGGATAACCTGTTATACCTTTATCCATTAGTAGTAATCCTCTTTGCTGTAAAGTTGGATAAAACGTTTGATATATCGGTTTATCTAATGGGCTTCTTGTTGTTCTATTAAAATCGTCTAAAAATAAAGCAGATGCAAAAGTAAAGTTTTTGCTAAATAAACCTATTTGCTGTGGGTTGTCAGTTGGATTCCAATCTATTACTTTTTGTGCCCATTTTGGCGCTGTTTCTGAACCGCTATTATCTGCAAAATCTTTAGGGTATAAATATTCAGCATAAGCCGCTGGGCGTTCACCAAGTGATTCATAACAAATAGATAATAGCTGGTCATTTTGCAAGTTATCGGTATTAAACCATTCGACACCTACGAAATAATCTTTGCGTTCTACTTGTAAAACGCCGTTAACAACTCGCCATTCTATATTGAATTGTTTTAGTTCATCTAAAAATTGAATGCCGTTTAGGTTTGGTATATTTGTTTTATAGTTATCAGATATGCTACCTAAAAATTCGCTACCTTCAGCAAAAGAAGCATCTAATCTAACTGTATCATGATAATAACCGCCAACATCAAATAAAGAACTTTGATAACCTAAACCGCAAATACTACATAGGTTTTTTATGTAATTATCAATAAACGGCGCTTTGTGAAAGTTTCTACAATCAACAATATATTTTTCTAATTCAGAATAGAAATTACCTGGGTCACCACTTGTAATTAAATTAAAAAGTGTAATTAAAAGCGCAATAGGCGAAATTATAATAAAAAATATAATGCCAATAATCATTATAGATTCTTGCAAAGCATTAGGTCTAAAATCATTACAGTATTGAATATTGCCCGCTTTTCTAAATGTATCTTCACCTAATGACAATCCGCTGCCATCGGCTTTATTTACCCTATCCCAAATTAAATGATTCTTTAAGCACCTAATCGCTTCGGCATCTACTGAATTATCTACTACCGTAACTTGCGCTTCACATGTCGGGAACGTACACCACCTAACAGAACCGCCTTCAATTTTACCGGTAAATAATAAACGGTCGGTACCATCAGGATTTAAACAGCAAGTATCATATATCAATACTTGTATAGCTGCTATATTTGGATTAGGCGCGTTTATTATTTGCTGCCTAACATATTCGTAAGTATCGCCGACAACGGTTAATTCAGGGGCAAAACTAAACGCAGAATCGCCCGCTTCATCTTTACGGCGAAATACAAAACTTGCTGATTCAGTACCATTGAAATTGTCAAGGTCCTGAGGTATGCCATCAAAATAAATTAGTAAACCGTTCATTTAAGTATTGAATATGTTAACGCCCCCAAAGATACAGATATAAACGCGTAAGTTGTTATTTTCCACATTTTTTTAAGATGTGTTTCTTTTTTCAGTTTCTTTTCAATGTCTTTAAAAATAATAATATCGCGTTCATAGCTTTTAATCATAGCATCTTTTAATAATAGCATGTCGCTATAATTATTTTTTTGTTCATTTAAATCAGCTATAAGCCTTTCAGATTTGTTTAATAACGCATCACATTCAACAGTCCTATTAACACATTCGCCGTATGCAATTTTATAGGCATCCAAACTATCAAAACGCGCGGCTATATATTCAGCATAATCGCGGCTAATTAAAAAACCGTTATCTACCTTTGTAATCTGACATGAGGCGGCTAATGAGCAAAGTGTCAGAAACATTATCGTAATTAACAATCGGTACTTTAATAATCTTAATTCTGGATAGGTCATATCTAAACTGTTTTATTTGTTTGTCTAATGTAGTCTGCATCGTATCTATATGCGCTTGTAAGCTATCTGATTTTGTCACAAATTTAGCATATATTTGTGACAAACTGTCACGGGTTCGCTGTTCGTTTTTCTGTATCTGTTTTTGTAGCTTGTTGCTATTGTCAATTGTAATATAAAGCAAAACAGAAACTAAAACGATAACAGTTATAATTAAATATTTCATTTCTTTACTAAGTTTAAAGCGATGGCAACCGCCTGTTCTTGTGGCTTGCCTTCAGCTATCAAAGTTCTAATGTTTTTTGAAATACATTTGTTATCACCGGGTAAGCATTTAATTAGGGGCATAGTTTTATAATGTTTAAATGTTTATACAAAATTATGTTATTTTGACCAATTACGTGAAAAGTTTTTGCGCGCCTGTCTTTGTTCTACAATTTTAAATATACCGTTTGCATTCGCGCTAACTGTTGTTCTCGGCATGTATTTAGGTAGTTCTGTTAATACTGCTTCGATACGTTCTAATCTGTTTTCTAAACCGCCGTATGTTTGAGCTACGTTTACAAATATAGATTTTTGACCTAACTCACTACTTAAACTTACGTTATCACCAAACGCACCTAAAGCGTTTTTAATGCCGCCTTGTTGATATGCTTTAGCAAATGTGTTAAGTACATCAGCTGGTATTCTGTTATTGTGTACGGCGCTAAGTACATCCCAATACTTATTATTCGTATCGGTAGTAATTACGCGTTCACCTTCGTTTAACATCGCTGGTATTGTATCGCGTCCTGGTTTATTATTGCCGCGTTCAAGATATTCAACACCTTCATAGAACGCATTACCAGCAGCCGCACGCGCTTGGGCTAAACCTGCTATCAATGATGCAATAGTTAAACCAACGGTTACAGCCGATGCAAAACCACCGCCTTCAATCAATGCCTTTGATATTGCAATTGATGCGTTAATAGCTATCTGAACCTGTGCTAATGTTTTTTCACGTTCAACAGCGCGCGCCCTTTCGGCTTCCAACTTTTCTAAACGTTCTTTTTCTATTTCTAATTGGCGCGCGTTGAAGTCTTCACTATTAGCGCGTATTTCATCCAATGCCGATTTGCTTTTATCAATGGCTTTGTCAAGTCCGCTAATATAGGCTTGCACTTGCGCGTTAAGAACTGAAAAAACAGAATCTGAAACGCCGGTAATAACTTGGCCTATTTGTTCAATAAGTTTTTTAGGGTCGGGCGGTTCAATGCCATCTTCGGTAAGTTTATTTAACTCAACTAACTTTAATTCTACTTCTGAAATTTGCTTATCAATGTCAGTTAGTAAATTAGCATCACCAGTTGAAACGGCTAATGCTCTTAGCTGATTTAATAGCGTTAACCTTGCATCTAATATTTTTTTATTAGAATCTTTTTCAAGTTCTAAACGGCGCTTATCAAAAGTCTTGTTAATCTTTTCTTGTTCTTCAGCATTGCCTGTAGCGGCTTTTAATAATTGGTTACGTTCTTGTTCTAATACCGTTAGCTGGTTATTTAGTTCGCGTTCTAAATTATTTAGCTGATTAGTTGACTGCTTATTATAATAATCTTCATATAGGCCAAAACGCTTTTTAAGACCTTGTTTTACAAAATCATTTATTTGGTTTTCGGTCATGCCTAATTCTTTAGCATACCTTGTATATAAATCTTTTAGCACATCATAGTATTGCATTTCTGCATCAATACGTTCTTGGCTGCCTTCTTGCGTATCTTGAATTTGTAAATTTAATAACGCTTCAGTTTCATCAATTTGTGTTTTTATTTTTTCTATACGTTCTTTTTCTTTTTCGTCTAAAGAATTAAAATAGTCTAAGTTTATTTTTTTGCGCTTAGCTACATTGTCTTGCATCATTAAAGTAATTTCAGCTTCAGTATCGCCAAAACCTTTTTGATTGTTTATTCTAAATTGTTCTATAACATCTATATATTTTAATTCGGCCCTTGCGCGTGCGGCTGTACCTTCTTCAGTTAAACCGATTTCAATTTTCAAAGCATTTTCAAGGTTGGTTAGTTCTTCTTGTAATAGTTTTGCTTTTTCATCGGTAACGTTTCTGTTTGCTTGGGTTATTGGTTTTTGTTGTTGTGGTCTTGGTCTTGTTGGTGTCGGTGTTACTTCAGTTAAACCTAATGATTTTTCAAGGTCTTTAGCTGATTCGTTTATTTTTTTAACTTCTTCTTTGTAAGCTTTATCTATATTTTGTAAATTCTTTTTAGCTGCTTTAAAATTACTTATTGCGCGTGCTTGTTCATCGTTTGTTGGTCTTGAAAACATTTCTTCACCTTCTGCAGTTGTAAAAAGTATAGCTGCCCCTGATTCATCTAAAGCTTTTTGAGCCTTTCTTTGTCTTTCTAAGCCTGCTATTCTATCTTGTAATAATTTACCTGTTGCCGCTTCTAATGCGTTTGTTTTAGCTTGGGTAACAGCTTTTCTTATCAATGCATTGTTAACTAAATCGTAAGCCGCTGCAATTTCTTCGGCCGTTGATGCTTCAGTTAATAAGTTGGGTAAATATTCGCCGTATTGCTCATTTACTTTTTGAATTATTGCGCTTCGTTCATCGCCTTTGATATTAGCATTATTCAAAGAACCAAACAAATCATCTAATGCTACTTTTTCTTTTGCATAAGCCTGAACAGCAGATTCAGATGCTTCGTTAAATGCTTTTTGCGCACTTGTAGCACCAAAAATATAATCTATTACAGTAGGTAATACAGTAAGTAATAAACCAAACGGATTTATACCGCCTAACAATCTAAATACATTGCCCAACATCATACCAGCGCGGCGTAAACCGTTTATATTTCGTGCGCCTTGAATTAACGAACCTGCAAAACTCCTTTGCTGTGTTGCCGCCTGACCTGTACTTACTGCTATCTGTTTGTTTGTGGTATCTAATTGTTTACCAACAGCTACACCAGCTTTTGATTCATTGTTAACGGCTTTTTGTGTTTTTACTAATGCATCGCGTTTCTGATTCAGCTGTTCAACACCTTTAGCTTCAGTATTCAAAACGCTAACTAAATTAGCCTGCGCATCTTCAAGTTCACCAGCTACATCAGCGCCTTCTTCCATTGCCGCGTTTAGTTCGTTAACCTTAGCTATTGCGCTGTCAACTTCACTTTGGAATTGTGAACCGTTAAATTCTAAACTATATACATCTTTAATTTCTGCCATTGTTTATTTTTTTATTGGCTTGTTCGGCCCTATCATTATCTTTAAGTATTTGTTCTAATGCGCTGTAATAATCACGAATAACCCAAAATCTAACGTTTGCCATCTGTACCGGGTCGCCCTTTGTTATTATATAATCATTTTCGCGGTTTTGTTCTTTAAGTTTTTGAAGTGCGTGCTGATATGTTTGCGGTTTCTTTTTTGGTTTTACGTTTGGGTCTATCTTATTTAGCCTTGAAAAATTTAAACGTTTGAAGCGCTCGAACCTTTCAATATTTGTTCTATACTGTTCAAAAAAAAAGCGCGCAGTTCATCGTCTTTTTTTATTGCATCCATTTTGCGCTGTTGCGTTTCTGAATTTATAATATATGGGTTTTCGCCATCAATATAAAAGAAATACAAACCAGCTTCTAATAATAGGTCATCTATCTTTACACTTTTAAGCCTATACAGAATATCGTTTAACTGGTCTTTAGACTTAGTATGAAATTCTTTTAGCTTATCGCGCGTCATATTTTGCCAGGGCATATCTTCAACTATCTGCAACATGCCGTTTAGCTTTTCAACTACTTCAGTTTTGTTAATGCCAAAATCAATAGCGGTCATCGCTTCTTCAATTCTTTGCGCACGTTCACGCGTTAAATTTGCAGGGTTTTTCAAAATGTAAAAATTATTATCAGCGCGGTCTGTAAAAACTCTAACCAATTCTATTCTTTGTTTTGTGGTTTCGGGAATGTAGGTTTTAAGCCACTTCTGATAATTCTTTTCGTTTTGTTCTGCTCTGTTTCGTTTTCTGAAAATCATGTGTTTATAATTTGGTTGTAAAGTTAGGGCAAAAAAAGATAAAATATTTTATAAAATTTTAATAAAAATATTTGCACTTTTGAAAAACGTTTGTAACTTTGTGTATCGATTTGATAAAACGCTTTAAAAAACTTCAAGATTATGACAAACTTAATTATCAACAGAAGAGAACTTGCAATTAAATTAAGTCAACAAGGTGTAAACCTAAATGAAATTTCAAAAAAACTTAGTAGAATGGTTGAAATGTGGGTTAGCAGAAAAGAATGTAAAATTGAAAACGGAATCTTATTTTTAAATAAATAGCTTAACTAACCAAACAGGGCGCAGCATCTTACACTGCAATTTTTTTAACTATTTAAAACTTCAAGACATGACTATTCAAAACTTAAAAATCGGACAATATCTTAAAGATGATAATTTAGTATGTAAAGTAGTAGCTATTTACGATGATAAATTTGAGGTGCAATATATTTCAGGCGCTGTTTTTACTTATAGACAAATAGATTTAGATAATAAAACTTTAGATTCTTACATCGGTTAATTTTAAACATCACAACATCATGACATTTACAGACTATCCAAAAGCCGCAACAGAAGCGGCAAAACGCGCGCTAAAATGGAAAGAGGAAACAGGAAATACAAAAGGCTGTTTGACTTTAGTAGGTTGGGCACGCGCTAACCAATTAGCGAAGGGCGAACCAATCAGTTTAGAAACGGTTAAACGTATGGCGGCATTCATTAGGCATCAGCAACACAAAGACGTTCCATTTAACGAAGGATGTGGCGGCGTTGCCTATTCGGCCTGGGGCGGCGATGCTGGTATTAACTGGGCAATTCGTAAAATAGAATCATTAGAAAACAACAAATAACCATTAACACACTAACACAATGAAAACACTACTTTTTTTATTTCTATTTGGCGCTACAGCTTACACGCAAACCGACACAATGTACTGCATTCAAATACTTAGCACGCGACACCCCGAATACATACGCGCTGAACACTTAGCCATGTGTACATTAGATAACGCATTAGTAGAACAAACAGATAGCCTATACCGCATCATGTTTGCTTACGATACACTTGAAGAAGCTGAAATTATGCTAACCACATGGAAACGCGCACATAAAGATGCATTCATAACAGTTCGTACGCGTGAACAATATTATAATTTAAAATTGTTCTATACCCATGATTAGGCACATACACATTAAAGGCAACAACAAGCGCGATAAAAAAGGTATCTTGCAACAGTTTCTAACCGAAGCGCAACAATATAAACCATTGACGCGTGAACAGGAACGTACCGCGAATCGCGATATGCTAATAAAACACAATATGCTGTTTGCTGCATCGGTTGCGTTTCGTTACGATAACTCGCAATGTGATATCATGGATTTAGTATCTGAGGCTATGATAGGGCTTATTAAAGCTGCCGATACGTTTAACCCGGCATATGAAAATAAGTTTATAAGTTACGCCCTATTTCACATTCAGCGTTACATTAAAGAGTTTTTAGATACTAAGAAAAATTTTGTTAGAATACCGCACAAAATAAACGATATAAGATACAGAATCGGTAAGTATGAAGAAACCGATAGCCAACTATTGGCCGAAAAGCTAAACATACCTGAACACATGATTGTATCAGCTCAAAGCATTGCAGGGTTTGTTAGCTTAGATGATTTAAATGAAGATGGCGATGCAATATACCAGGTTGCATCCGATGAACGCACAGATAAGCATATTTTAAAGCAAGAACTAAAAGAACTTTACAACGAAGTTACCGAATGTTTAACGGACCGTGAGTTGAAGATTTTAGAACTTAGATTCTTTGGTTCATTTCCTAAAGATTTAAGCCAAGTAGCCGAAACATTGAACGTTTGCCGTGAACGTGTTAGGCAAATAGAAAAACAAGCATTTCATAAAATAAGAAGTAAGTATGCAAACGGAATCTAAATGGGTACGCGAACTTATTTTAAGCGGTCAACCTGACAATATAGAATTAGGCTTTATGCTAAATGATTCGTTTAATCTGTTTCCGTTAACGCGTAAGTTTTACCGCAAGAATAAGCGTTTTAAATTTTGGCTACCATCGCGGCATTTTTCAGTATTAGAATCTGAAAACCGTTATTATTCATGGGTTGCCATGCTGAATAACGAACTCAAAACACACCGTTGTTATTTTTGGTTAGACTTCAAAGAACCTAAATTTAAAACGCCGTGGCAAGCATGGCAAAAGCATATAACCAGCGGCGTTAAATGGCCCTATGAACATACATTATTTCATTACCCTTCGCATCCGTATACTTCGATGTTCATGCCCTAATACATCTTACCGTTAGCTAAAAACTTATCGGCCCACACGTTAACCTGTTCTACGTAAAAATCGCCATTGTCAGTAACGTTGACGATGGCGAAACCATTAGCCCACAGTTGGCGCTGAAAACGCGGCATGTAGGTAAAACCTTTGCTTTTTATATCGAATAAACCGCCGATGTTAAACGCGGCTTTGTTACCGGTATGGTAGCATTGAACGCGGTGTGTATGGCCAAACATAACTGAATGCTGTGTTTTATCTAAGTGCGCTTTTGCTGCATGAATAGATGTATAAACACCGTGAACTATATCTAAGTGTTTACCTAATGTGAAATAATCACTTTGCCAATCTGTTTTAACTTCCCAACCGCGTTCATGAAGATATAAGGCTTCAGTTGGGTTTATAAGTGCGCCGCCGTATTTGGCATTATCCTTTTCTTTGATATGCCTAAAGTATCGGTCTTCATGGTTGCCAAATAAAAAATATTTCTTTGCACCTTTGAACGCGCTGTTTAAATCGTCTATACCTTGCAGCCCATCGATATATTCATCCTGTAATGTAAGCCCTGATAAGTTGGCTAATGATTCGGCATTATAAGAACCTAAGGTATATAAATCTAAGTAATCACCAGCTAACACAATGCCGTGCAAGTTTGTACCTAATTCGCTTATTAGCCTTAGTAGCTTTTGCCATAGTATCTGATTATGAAACGGTCGGTGCACATCTGAAACAACTAACCAGCGCTGTAATGTTTTATTCTGATAGCGCTTTTCATTTATAAGGTTTTTCCAATATTCAATTTCATATTCAGAATGTACTTTAATTTTGGGGCGGTAAATCATGGTAGGTTATAGTTTTATATCTTGACAAAACGTGTTAAGTAAGTATCTAAGATTATCTAATAAGTCGGCCTGTCGTTCTTCGCCTTTGCCTTTAATGATTCGTCGGCTATTATCTGATTTGATACGTAAACAGTCCATACGTAAACCCGGGCATTTATCTTCATATATTTGAAAATCAGGGCACATGCTTATAATTGTATTCGTTTGCACGTATGATTCAGCATGTAATGGATTCGCCTTAGGCACTACAAAAAACCGCGCTGGTAGTTGTAGTTCTTCTTGTATTATTTCATAGTAGGTTTTAGAAACGCGCTGCCTACCATCGGAACGGTCACCACTCGCATCACCGGTAATCAATAGCGGGATAGTACAGGGATAAATAGCAGTATCGGACCAACGGCCAATTTTTTTATTTGTTTCGGAAAATACCCATTCCCTAAATGCTTGGCATGTATCGTAGATTGAAGCTTCACCGCGTTCTTCTGAACCTATTTTAAATTCTTTAACTACATGCACGCCATAGCGATAACGTGAACGTGCAGATACATCGGGCGCTAATGTTGTTTTTTTCATCACGGCCGCGGTCATCGGTATTTTGTTAAAGTCAAAACTAACATACAGTTGTTCTGTTTCCCAATGTATTTTTTTAGATGGCTGAAATACTTTTTGCTGAATGCTTTTATCTTTTAGCACGTAAACCCATGCTTCACCGCTGTAATCTACAAATACAGATTTATATTCTTGTTCAAATGTAAGGCGGTCTAAGTCACGGCTTGCATCAGCTACTTCAGCAGGGTCAATGTTTGGGTTGTCGGTTGTTTCCATTCTAAACGTAATCCAACTATCAGAACCGTTTTCACTTTGCGGCAAATCAATATCAGAATAACAGTTACGTTCAACGTTACCAGCCTTAGCGCCGTTACGGCATAGTTCGTACCAATAGTTGTCTTTGCCTGCAGCGGTACCAATAAAAAACGCCTCACCTTTAAAGTCAGTTAAGGTAGGGCGTGCAACTGTTTTCCAATGGTATTCTAATATATGACTTGGTATCTTTTGCGTTTCTTCATATATAACGCGGTGATATTTTCGGCCGCGGCCTTTATCTTTTCGCCCTTCATCGCCGATGGACCAAACCTCTAAAACACCGCCATTAAGAAAGTGAATTATCTTAGATGTTTCATCTTTGTGCGATATGATGCCGCCTTCATTACTTAGCTTATAAGTGTCAACTATCTTAGCCCAGGATTGTGCAAAATCTTTAAAGTCATCAACAAAAATACCTACAAATTTACCTTCAAATACTGCGGGTGAAATCAGCGGTAACGCAACCGATGTTATCAATTCAGTTTTGCCAAATCGCCGCGCACAAACTATGCAATTAAAACGCCGTTTATTATCTAAAATACGCTGTTGCCCTCGGTGCGGTCGGTATAGTGTTATGTCGATGTTACGCGGCACTATTTGTTATCAGGTGGATACTGAATGTTTATGTTTATGTTTTTATCGTCTTCGGTTGTTTCGTGCTTATCCTTCAAACCGTAATTGTTTATAAGCATGAATTTTGCAACGCCTGAATCATAGGTTCTATCTAAACCGCCCTCAACTTTATTAGCTAAAATCTTTTGGCGGGCACGCTCAATAATGTCAAAGTAGGCCTCTTTTTCATTGTAATTCAATAAAGTCTGTCTATTAGTATCTAAGAATACAGCAAGCCCTTCAACCGTATAAGGTCGTGGCCATTGTTCAACAACTTCATGAATACCATCTTTAGTTGCTAAATGTTTTATTCGCGTTCTTGAATCACAATAATTAAAATATGCTTCAATTCTTTTTTCTAATTCTTCAGGCGTTTTAAGTTTTAAAGGTCTACCTATTTGCTTCATATTTTCGTTTTAAGCAACTTTTAATAAGTTTTGATACATACACACCACTTTAATATAAAAATGTCTTAAAATGCCGTTTAAATTCGTTTTAAGCCTATATCTATATTATTATTAGTATTATTATTTATATTATTATTATTATTTATTATTATTGTTAACACTTGTTACATTAAGTGTAACACATAACATATTGATATACATATGATGTTACATGTTTACACCTGTTACACTATATTACGCACATATTATATTTTAATGTTCATTTACGCATGTGTATGCGTATATGTGAGAAAAAACCCGTAACAAGTGTTAACAGCGTAACAACGTTTAGAATCAATCGTTTAGGTGTTACATGCTGCGTAACATTTGTTAACATTTCAAATAAAAAAACCGCTGCACTTGTTGAACAGCGGTAAGCGGCCGAACCGCCGTTAGGGCAAAAGTAATAGTTAATTTTCAGATTTAAAAACTTTTCGATGTGAAAATTCAATATTTTCTTTTTGATAGTTCAACGGGTCACCATCTAAAAACGTCATAGTGTACTTTAAATCATGGTTTTTAAGCGGGAACAATAAATGATGCAAAAGAATACCAGTATTGCTCTTAACCCTGTTTTTATCAAAATGCCATCGGTAATTTTTGCATTTTTCATAATCAGAATCATCTAACATTATGTAGTTAGTGCAAAGACTGCGTTTGAAGATTTGTAGTAGTTTCATGGGGTTTAGATTTACGTCTTTGATGAAATTCTATTGCATAAAGTGCCCCATAATAAAAACCATCTTTAAAAGTATCTTCATCTAATTCTAAGCCATAAGTTTTACTATGTTCATTCATGATTTCATAGCAGTTTTCAGATTCTAATAAAATTTCTTCATCACATGGATATCCTGTTTCTTGCATTTCAATTATTTTTTCAATGCGCTCTTCTAAAAAACATTTCTTTTTCATAACATATTTTTTTTAAAAACTAAGCCCCACAATCAATAGGGACACTACTACCTATATCATGCAGGGCTAAAATATCTTTTAATGTTTCATTGTAGTGCCGAAACGTTCACAAATATAAAACTTTTATTTTTCTAATTCACTATTTAACGTAGATTCTTTTAGTAAATTATTGTAATCCATAGACCCTTTACGGCTAACATCGCGCCCAAATATTTTACCAAATTTCTCAGCTGCATCTTTAACGGCGTATGTTTCAGCAGCTGGTGCGGCTTTTTGCACACCATCGGTTTTAACGCTGTTCCAATCGGTAGCACCAGCGCCTTTATCGGTCTGTACTGGTGCAGCGCCTATACCATCTTGCCATTCTTCAGCGCCTGTTAATGGGTTTATAACATGTAAACGCACAGTTACCACTACAGAATTTGCAACGATTTGCGAATTACGAATTTCAACCCACCAGCGCGGATAAATCTTAGTAAGTAGGTATTCAATTTTCTCAATAGGTATGTACCGGTAATCGCGTATCATCGGATGTTGAACTAACCACTTTGCGGGCGGGTCCTGGTTCAATAATACGGTTAGCGCGTTTTGTTTCAAGCTATCTTCGTTATCAATTAGAAGTTCTTGAAGTGTTGGCAGTTTTGTTAGTTGTTGCATGGTTTGAATTTATTTAGCCCATGTAGGCAGTGAAATAATATGAATTTTGTTATCTGTTGTGTAACCGTGGTAAATGCCTGATTCTTTACATTTTTTTAGCGTTTCGATATCGGATAAGTATTCCTGGCGGCCGCGTTCGATTGCTTCGTTATCAAGTTCATAAAGTTCTACATTAAACGGCGCTTCTTTTTCAACTGCTATAAATATAAAACGTTCAGCCTTGGTTAGGTCCATATAAAACGCCGCTTGGACATGATAACGGTAATTATAGATGGATTTAGAAAATTCGCCCGGTGCTGAACTTGTTGTTGTTTTAAGGTCAATACAAACGTTATACTTTGTATTTAGAAAATCTACTTTGCATTTAGCGTCAAGTTCTGCAATTTTTCCAAATACCGGTATTTCTGCTTGGCCCTGTTCTAAAAGTAACGCCGCCTTAGGATGTGCTAATACAGCGTTTTTAATATTCAATGCCTGTTCATAGTCTTTAAGTGATGCTAATATTTCTTTACCTTCCGATTCAGCTAAAAATGATTCATAAATAGCTTTACCTTCTTTTGTACGGCGGTCGCATTCGGGCATGATAGCGTAATTATCCTGGTCGAATACAACACTATGCACTAAGCTACCAAAGTTCATAGCTGAAGTTGGCGCTTGTTTTTCACCTTCTATATAGGCCAAATAATGCGCTGGTGACTTATGAACTAAGTCTAAAAGTGACTTACTTATGAAGTCTGTTTTTTTGTGATAATCTTGGTTTGTCATAAATTTTTATAAATTTTTTATTAAATAATAGCACAAAATTAAAAAAGGTTTTTAACTTTGCATCACATTTGAACGAAAAAATAAAAAAAATATGAAAACTTTTGAACAGCTATCTATTAGATGCGACATGTTAGGCATCAGTATTTCGGAACTATGTAGGCGTGCCGAAGTAGGGCGGCAAACGGTAGAAGTTTGGAAAAACGTAGAACCGCAAACATTGATTATCTATTTTAAACTTATGAATGCTTTAAACGATTTAGAAAATGAACACAATACAGCTAAGGCCATATCAATCGAAAAGCGTAAGCGACATAAGAGAGAGTTATAAAAGCGGTAATAAAAAAGTATTGTTTGTGTTACCTACCGGCGGCGGCAAAACTGAAACGTTTATTTATATGGCATCAGAAGCAATAGCAAAAGGTAAGCGCGTTTATTTCTTAGTACATAAAAAGAACTTAGTGAATCAGATATCTGAACGTTGCAGAAGATACGGTTTAAAGCATGGTTTTATAGCTGGTAACAGGCCAAAGCAGTATTATTTACCCGCGCAAGTTTGCAGCGTTCAAAGCCTTAAAAATAGGTTAACCGAAGTGCCAACGCCCGACCTGTTGATAATTGATGAAGCGCACCACGCCAACGCGGGAACATGGAAAGATATTTTAGATTTTTACGGCGAATCGGTTTATGTGCTTGGAGTTACTGCTACACCATGGCGCGGCGATGGTCAAGGTTTAGGCGATGTGTTTTCTGATTTAGTTTTAGGACCGTTACCAGCTGAATTAGTGCAAATGGGAAATCTTGTTATGCCTGAATATTATAACTTCAAACCGTTGGCCGATTTTACAAAGATTAAAAAAGATAGGAACGGCGAATATAAAGCGGATGAATTATTTAAAGAAATGGACAAACCAGCGATAACAGGTAACGCAGTAGATGAATATAAACGTTTGGCACCTGGTGAACCTGCTATTTATTCGTGCGTAAATATTAAGCATTCGGAAAATGTAGCGGCGGCGTTTAATGCTGCAGGTTTTAAGGCGGTTGCGGTTCATGGTAATTTAGAAGATTATGAAATTAAACATGCATTTGAAAGTTTAGCATCGGGCGCGCTACATGTGGTAACATTTTGTGACCTCATAAGTGAAGGTACAGATATACCAGCCGTTTCAGTTGTTGGCATGCTTCGCCGTACTATGTCGCTATCGTTATACTTACAGATAGTTGGCCGCGGTTTAAGGCCAATGGAAGGTAAAAGCCGCTGTTTGATTTTGGACCACGTAGGAAATCAGAAAATGCACGGTCACCCACTACAAACGCGCGAATGGTCATTGGAAGGCGTGCAAAAGAAAAAACGCGATACAGAAACATTTGAAAACGAATATGCAGATTGCACCGAATGTTTAAGAACTTACGTTAAAACCGAATCTAAATGCCCATATTGCGGTGCTAAACCAGAAATAAAAATACAACAGATTGAAGAAGTTGCAGGCGTTGCGGTAAAAGATACAACAACACTTGATGAACTATTAAAAGCTAAAAAATCAGAACAAGCGCAAAGTAGAAGTTTAGCGGATTTGTGGGAACTGAAGAACAAGCGCGGCCATAAAGATAATTGGGTTTATTACATATTTGAAAGCCGTGTATTAAAAGAAAACGGCAGTATTGACTGGATAAATAAGAAATACGGTTTGGATGCTACCGATAAGAATGATTTAAAAGCAGCCGCTAAAAGAGCATGGAATAATTTTTTAACACATAGAAAACAAACCAAATTATGAATGAGTATTTAGAATTTTTGGAACGGAAGATTGTAATAGCGCAAGACTATGGAACTGAAATAGACATAGAATCGCTATCACCTAAATTATTACCGCATCAGCGAGATATAGTACATTGGGCTATATCAGGCGGTAGGCGTGCAATATTTGCAAGTTTTGGATTAGGCAAAACAATGATGCAACTTGAAATAGCTGTTCAGGTTTCGCGTATAACTGAAAAGCCTTTTTTAATTGTTATGCCACTTGGCGTTGTAGGTGAATTTAAAGATGATTTAGAATTTCTATATCCTGAAAAATCTATAAAATACATTACAGATTCAGATACTGTTGATACTGTAAACGCTGATATAATTTATGTAACAAATTATGAGCGTATCAGAAAAGGCGATGTTACAGCTGAATTATTTGGCGGCGTTTCATTTGATGAAGCATCAATACTTAGAAACTTAAAGACTGAAACTACTAATTATGTTTTAAATCACTTTAGAGAAGTTAATTACAGATTTGTAGCTACTGCAACACCAACACCAAATGATTTTATAGAAATTCTTAATTATGCTGATTATCTTAGCGTAATTGACAGAGGTCACGCCTTAACAAGGTTTTTCCAACGTGATAGCACAAAAGCAGGTCATTTAACTTTATATCCAAATAAAAAAGAAGAGTTTTGGAAATGGGTATCTACATGGGCCGTTTTTATAAATAAGCCTTCTGATTTAGGATATGATGATACTGGCTATTTATTACCAAAATTGAACTTTATTGAAGTATTAGTACAAAATAATTCAGATGGCGAAATATATAATAAAAAAGGTGAATTAGTAATGTTTAAAGATACTACAAAAAGTCTTGTAGATGTTAGCCGCGAAAAATCAGAATCAATAAATGTAAGAATAAAAAAAGCCTACGAAATTGTAAAAAATAATTCTGATAAAAATTGGATTTTGTGGCATCATTTAGAAGCTGAGCGCCAAGAATTAAATAGAACTTTTAAAGAATATAATATAAAATCTGTTTTTGGGTCACAGGATAACAGTGAAAAAGAACAGCTACTTATAGACTTTAAACATAACAAATATCAAATACTAAGCACAAAACCTAAAATAGCTGGTTCAGGTTGTAATTTTCAACACAGCTGCCATAATATGATTTTTTGCGGTATTGATTATAAGTTTAATGATTTTATACAAGCTATACATAGATGTTATAGATTTAAGCAAGAAAATGAAGTGAACGTTTATGCTATTTTTACTCAAAATGAACAGGATGTATTAAAAGCATTAAAAGAAAAATGGATAAAGCATATTGAATTACAAACCGAAATGATAAATTTAGTTAGAGAATACGGATTAAACACAGATAAAATTAAATCAGACATGAAAAGACAAATTTTTAACAACAGAAGAAATGCTCAAATTGGCAATGCAAAAGTATTTAATGAAGATACTGTAATAATGCATAATGAATTTGATAGTAATATTTTTGATATGATATTAACATCAATTCCATTTGGTGACCACTACGAATATTCAGATAATTATAATGATATGGGTCATAATCATGGCAATGATGAGTTTTTTAAACAAATGGACTACTTAACACCTAATTTATTAAGATGTTTAAAGCCTGGTAAAATTGCAGCTATACACGTTAAAGATAGGATTCGTTATAGTTATCAGAATGGAACTTCATTTACTACAATAGATGATTTTAGCGGCAAAACTGTAGCGCATTTTCAAAAGCATGGATTTTATCTTATTGGTAAAATTACAGTAACTACTGATGTAGTTCGTGAAAATAACCAAACATATCGTTTAGGTTGGACTGAGCAATGCAAAGATGCTACAAAAATGGGCGTAGGTTTACCTGAATATGTTTTATTATTTAGAAAAGCTCCATCTTCAATGGATAATGCCTATGCAGATGAACCATGCACAAAAACAAAAGACGATTATACCCGCGCAAATTGGCAATTAGATGCCCATGCTTATTGGAAAAGCGATGGTAATAGATTTTTTAGTTATAACGAATTGAAGCAAATGGACGTTGAAAAGATTTGTAAGCATTGGAAAAAACACGATATGTCAAATGTTTATAGTTTTGATGAACATTTAAAAGCATGTGAAGACTTAGAATCACAAAATAAGCTAAGTTCTTTATTTATGACATTGCCAGTTCATAGTACAAGTGAGGATGTTTGGACCGATGTTAATAGAATGGCTACTTTAAATGCTAACCAGGCAAATAGAAAAAAAGAAAAACACATTTGCCCGCTTCAATTTGATATAGTAGTTAGGCTTTTAAACAGATTTACAATGAAAGGTGATTTAGTTTGTGACCCTTTCGGCGGTTTATTTACTACGGCTTATAAGTGTTTAGAAATGGAACGTAAATGTATATCAGTAGAATTAAATCCTGAGTATTACGATGATGGTTTATACTATCTTAAAAGCATTGAGTATAAAATCAATGTACCTACTTTATTTGATTGTATCTAAAAATATAGCCCTGTGTAGTTTATGTGGTGAAAAACAAAACTAATCAATGCTAATGTTCAAGTTTTAAGTATCGTTCAATCCGATACCGCAGGGTTTTAAACTTCTATATCATTTGTAGTTTATGTGGCGAAAAACAAGGTTTTTAAAATTATATCATTTTAAAATCTTCAACCTTAAGTGTCGTTCAATCCGATGCCAAATGATATTTTAAAAATTCATACTATGAAACACTTTTTAAACCAAGCCTATGACAAATTAGGCATTTATTACACACCTTAAAACATTTTAAACAATGAAACAATTAACAGCTTTTCTAATCTTAATTTCAGTTCTTTTTGGATGCCAGCAACCCAAACCCGAACCAACTGTAATAGTGAAAACAATTACTATTTACCGGGACACTTGCGATTCGGAATTTATACGCAAGATAGGGCAAATAGAATCTAATAATACTGATTCAGTAATTGAAGCAAACGGCCAAGGTTATGGTAGGTATCAAATCTATGATGTATGTGTTAAAGGTAGCGGCCTACATGACTTATTAGGATATTCCCATGATGACATGTTTAAGCATGAAAAATCAATACACGTATTTTGGGCAACAATGGGTATATTCTGCCATACATACGCGCAAAAACACGGCAAATATCCAAGCTATGAAGATTTAGCCAGGATGTGGTGCGGCGGTTCTGAAGGCTACAAAAGTAATGCAACATTAAACTATTTAAATAAATTTAGAAAACTATGAAACGCAAAAAATTAACAGATTACGAGATACTGTTAGAAATTTACCGAAAGGTTTATGCAGTATCAGAACCGCCCGCAAATTTCGATGAACTTGTAGCGAATGCCGAAGTAAACGAGCGCGGCGAAAAACAAATTAAGTTTTTAGAATATCAATGCGAAGAAGCAGTAATGCAACAGATATTCGATGAAACAATGACAAAGTATAAAATTAAAGGCCAACGTCAAAAACAATTTAGTTTTAGTTTTTGGTTAGGCTGTTCACCTAAAACAAAAAAAATATAATGTCGGGAGGATTTTTCGAATACAACCAGTATAAAATATATCAAATAGCTGAAGAGTTAGAAGATGTAATTTTAAAGAACGGAAAAAAGCGAGAACGTAGGGAATCATGGGAAGATGAATATAACTATGAATACCCACCTGAAGTAATTGCTAAATTCAAAGAGGGTTTAGAATTTCTTAAAAAGGCACACATTTATGCGCACCGTATTGATTGGCTTTTAGCTGGTGATGATGGTGAAGAATCATTTATAGAACGTTTAAAATCAGATTTATCAAAGCTATGAAAGAACAAGACTTATACAAGGCCCTGCAAGCGCGACACAGTAAACACGGCATATTATTTCGTAACAATACAGGAACAGCATTTCAGGGCAAACGGGCGGTAATCAACAGCCGCCCTATAATAACCGAACCGCGGCAAATAACATTTGGGCTATGCGTTGGAAGTTCTGATTTAATCGGTTGGACCGAAAAAATTATAACTAAAGATATGATAGGCCAAAAAATTGCTATATTTACAGCCCTCGAAGTGAAAAACCTAAGCGGAAAAGCAACAAAAGAACAAATCAATTTTATTAAACAAGTCAGAAAATCGGGCGGCATTGGTGATATTTTGCGCTGGGTAGATGAAGACTTTAAAGCAGATGAGATATGAAAACAGAAGCGGAAAACCTACTATCGGAACTTAAAGACGAAGCGCTAAAAATGGATGCTTATATTAAGGACGATGCAAAGCGACAAAATTACAGGCAATTGAAAGAACGGCAACTTTTAACCCTGCAAAATATTATAATAGCACTTGAGGAAAAGGAACAAAGTTTTTTTGAGAAACAAATAAGATTCCCACATAGCAAAGACTTAGAACAGGTTATTTTAGGTGCTATCCTGGTAGATAACAACGCACGCGACAAAGTAAATTTTTTAAGCCCTGAACATTTTTATTTTGATAATCACAAACTTATTTTTGAACTTTGCCAATCGGTTGAAGTTGTTGACATAATTACGGTGGCTGAAAAATTAAAATACCGTTGCGGCGGTCCTGCTTATTTGGCTGAATTAACTAATCGTGTAGCAAGTGCTGCAAATTTAGAATACCATGCAAGGATACTAATACAAAAGCATGTACAGCGCGAACTAATAAAAGTAGGCATAAATATGATAAATACGATTATCGCTGATACCGACGATGTTTTTGAAACGGTGCGGGAACTGATGCAAAATATTAAAAAATTTAATGTAGGTAAGCAAATAGTAAGACAATGAAACAAGACAAACCAATAGACTGGGAACAAAAACCCAAACAAAACACAAAGAAACCTAAAGCAGAACGGCCTGCAGCATCACCGCCTGAAACCGATAAAAAAGGTTTTATAGGTGGTTATTTTCGCCCGTTAGGATGGGGTATTGAAGATGGGCAAATGCTTTATTATTTTTACATTCGTTCTACAATGTCAATAGTAAAGTATAAAACTGCTGCAATAAACAAGGCTAATTTATTGAGCATTGCGCCTTTAGAATTTTGGCTACTATCATTTCCGAACCGTGATAATAGTAATTATGATGTAACTACGGCGGCTGATTATCTTATAAATTTCTGTAATGCTGTAGGTTTTTATAATACTGAAAACATACGCGGGCGCGGTGCATGGCAAGAAAAAAACGGCGTTGTATTTCATGCAGGGCAACAATTGATTCAGGATAAAAAGCGCTACAATTTAGGCGGTTTAGATACTAAATACAGCTATGTTTATAATAAGGCTATTGATATGCCTATTGAAGCGCCGCTGCTACCTACTGAGGCGGGCATGATTCCTAAGATGTTAAACAAATTAAATTGGCAAACTAAAGCGGATGCAATTCTATTATCGGGATGGTTAGCATTAGCGCCGATTTCGGGTATTTTAAAATGGCGGCCTCACGTTTGGATAACAGGACCCAGGGGAAACGGCAAAAGTTGGGTATTAGAAAACATTATAAATGAAGTAATAGGCAATATTGCAGTAAGTGTACAAGGCACGGCAGCAACCGAACCTGCTGTAAGGCAAAAGCTAAATAGCGATGCGCTACCTGTTACAATAGATGAAGGCGAAGGCAATGATGAACGTGCGGCACAACGTATGCAGGAAATAATAGGTTTAGCACGCGCTGCAAGTAGTGAAAAATCGCCTGCAATCGCTAAAGGCGGCAAAGATGGAAAAGCAATTGATTATTTTGTACGTAGCTGTTTTTTATTCGTATCAAT